ATGACTGAATGGTATTGGACGGGCTCACTTGATGCTTTCGCTAATATGTGTAATCTTAGGTGCAAGCCTGACACACAGCAAGAGACACGCCTAGTAGCTAATCAAATTTGTGTTAAAATGAGAGAGTTATTTCCTGTATCATGGTTAGCACTAAGAGGGTTGCAATGACTACTAATACGATAGTATCATTAATCAACCTAAAAGGGGTATTACTAACACTATAATATTATTTAAGGGGATTGTAATGAAACGAATACCAATGAAAGGCGGTGCTGAATATGATGGACTCACTAAGGCGCGTAGGTTTTTGATTTGGAAAAGCGGTCAGTTAAAAAAGATTAAACGTGCTTACAACAAGAGGTTTCGTAAATATAGCAAGGAGATAAAGGATGAATAACGATATTAAAATATCTGATATAATAGATAATGATGATGGTTCAGCTACATTAACACTTGACTTAGATGCAGAAACATACCATAAAATCTTTGAATATGGCTTCGTAAAGCTTATTATGAAGGGCTTAGAATCAGAGGAGAGTTTATGAGTTATGATAATGAAAAAGATACACCTAGACCTGACGATCCCTGTGATGATTGGACGAAAAACCTACCGCTACCTAAGAAACATTATGGTAGAAACAAGCATCCTTTTCAACGTAATACTTGGGGGTGAGCTACACCAATCATTTAGTGGTAGAAACTATGAACGAGAAAAGAACAACAAGCCCAATCTTTGTAGAATAATCGATGCTATATTTGGTGATTACCACTGCCAAGATTCTTGGGTACATTGGAAGCTAGTAGAAAGAAAAAGGAATAGGGGGTGATAGAGCAAGCATTATTCACAACTTTTATAATCTATGTTGGTTACTACCTTGGTAAACAATACCTAAAGAATCGGGGTAAACCAAAATGAAAATGAGAATGTACAAGAAAACCTATGTTGTCTATGATGACGATGGTGCTGTTGTAATTATAACTAGAAACAAGAAAATAGCTTTAGAGTACGCAAGAGGTGAACACCGTGTATAAAGTCACTATATCAGACAGTAACGGCCAAGAACTTTGCTACGTCTTGGTGAATGACAAAAAGAAGGCACAAGAGATTGAAGCTAAGTACATTAAATTCCTAAAGAAACGATTAAAACTACACGTTGTGGTAGAGAGACTTATGGGGGTGTGTTGATGTTTTGGATTTTCTTTTGGATAATAATGTTTGTTTATCTGGGTATCCTTGTATCAATGTGCTTGGTATTTGGTCTAACAAAGGATAGTGATGATGAGTGAACCAGTAGCCTACCAATTACTTGACAACGATGAGGTTGTGTTATACGTTACAAAAGCATACAACATCATGGTTTCTAGGGTCTTTAGTGTTAGCCCAAGAGGTATTATGTGCAATGACTTAAAGACTTACATTAATTTCGACAAAGCAGTAGAAACAGATTTCACAGATTGAAAGGGACAAAATGAATAAATATATTGTAGAGGTTGCTGCACGGGTTACAAATGCTATCTTTATTGAAGCTTTTGAAGTCGAGGCAGATTCAGAGGACGATGCTAGGGAGCTTGTGTGTGATGGTGAGGGCTTACTACTATCATCATTTATCTCAGACGAAGGCGAAACTATGTCTGAGGAAATCATAGCTTGCTACGAAAAGATGAAACGCAGAGGACTAGCAAATGAATAATTACACAAAGATATCAGACAAACTATCAAGAGTTGGTAGGAACTTTAAAGTCGAGCGACTAGACAACGGCTATTATGTCGATGTTAGTGGTAATAACAGAGGTGCATTTGATAGGATTATGATTCTATGCAAAACACCAGAGGAAGTTATCGAACTCTTTAAAGAATACAATGAAATGGACTACTACCTGTAAGGAAATAAAATGGCCCGACTTAGAAAAGCTCGCAACCCTCTAAATGACGCTAACATGGACTTGTATAAGGTTGACCCACTAACAGCTAACCAAGCCTTGTTCTTTGAAAACTACGCTTCAGATAAGTCACAATTACTACTAGGATATTCTGGGACTGGTAAGACCTTTATGGCTATGTATAAAGCTTTCCAAGATATGCAGAATAATAGTGGCTACAAGCGGATAGTCATTGTTCGTAGTGCAGTGCCTACAAGGGACATTGGCTTCCTAAAGGGTACTGAAGCTGAAAAGGGTGCGGTCTACGAGCTACCATATAAGAAAATCTGTAGCGAATTATTCCATAGGGACGATGCCTATGAAATCCTAGTGAAACATGATGGCGTTAGGTTTATGCTTACCAGTTTCATTAGGGGCTTGACGATAGATCACAGTATTGTTATTGTCGATGAATTCCAGAACCTAACAGCCCACGAAGCTGACTCAGTTTTGACAAGAATCGGTAGTAATAGTAAGATTGTAATATGTGGTGATATACTGCAACGAGACTTTACTAAGGTTTCTGAAAAGAATGTCGAAAAGTTCCTACAAGTAGTCGAAAGTATGCCAAGTCGGTTTGATTTCAATTACTTTAACGAAAATGATATCGTAAGAAGCGGTTTAGTTGGTGATTATATCAGAGCTAAACATAAAAAATACCCTAATGGATTTGAATAGGAGAACACAAGATGATTAAAGTTATTTTGCCTATCGCTATTGTAATGGGCCTAACAACACCTATATTAGCCGAACCTGTAGGCTCAACATCAGTACACCATGTGTATAAGAGTGAGGAGCAGCGTACACCAAGGACTAAGCGGATATGCAAAGAAATTGATGTGCCTATCTACGAGCAACGTAAGCGCCAGACTAGGGGTAGTGATGTTTTAGGCGGGGCTATCATAGGTGGACTGCTTGGCAAGGGTCTGACGGGTCAGGATAACGGCGCTGCGTTCGGTGCTCTAGCTGGTGGTATGTTTGCAGCTGACGCTAACAGGACAGAGAATGTCATTGTTGGCTATCGTAAGGAGCAAGGAGATTGCACCAATGAGACTTACTACACCTACAATACACACCGTGTTTACAGCCATAGTGTAATGTCCTTCACACTTGATGGTGTGCAATATAAGTTAGACTTCGAAAGGTAAGCTTTATGCTTAACATACTTGACCGACAACTAAAGCTTGAGATGGACGCAAATGACTATAGCTACGAAAGGTTAATGAAGGAAATCAAAAGCAGAATTAAGGCTGGTCAAGCAGATGAGTTGGCAGAGGGACGCTTAATCCTTATTCATAGCATTAATTTACTAGCCGAAAAGATTATGGAATATTTTGATAAAGATATCAGAGGTAAGATGAAAATTGCCCGTGATATTGTTGCTATAGAATTCTACAAATCACCTAAAGACCTAGCTTATATCATTATTGCAACTATTGTCAGGAGTATTAGCCGTGATGTTCACGTTCCTACTATATCCCTTGTCAAGCAAATAAATAGATCGATCTACGATAGCATTTTAGTTCGTAGGCTTGATCGTGATGATAGCACCTTTGGGGCTTTTGTTGACAAACGGTTTAAATCTAGGAGCGAAACCTTTAGGCGGCGTGAGAAAATTAAGATTGTCAAGCGCCAAGCAAGCTTAGTCGATTCTGATTTAGATGATGTTACAACCTATCTAGCTGGCACATTGCTAGACTTAGTAGTAAAAAGTGGTAGTAACATTATAGAAACTAAAGTAGTTTACAGCAAAGGGAGGAGAGCACATTATATAGTCTACACCGAAGAATGCTTTAGAATGGTCTTGCAATCTAGGGAGAAATTACTAGCAGACTATCGTAAGTTTCCAATACTTATAGTTAAGCCAACTGATTGGGTATCGTTTGATGGAAGCGGTGGTTATCACAACAAAGCTATCTACCAACTACCAATCATTAAGTGCCGTACAGGCTCTAAGGCTCTGCTACAAGGCTTCTTTAAGAACTCTGATACATCTGCGGTCTACGACTTGCTAAATACTATGCAATCAACGCCTTGGCGTATTAATAGTAGGGTCTATGGGGTGATGAATAAAGTGTTTCGTGATAACATACTTGATCCCGAAGCAATGCCTAACAATCCTTACTTACTTGGAAAGTTGCCCTATAACGAGAAGAAAGACCCAGAAGACTTTATTAACATTCACAACTATGGGGAGATAAATACCGAAGGCTCTTACAAAGGACTGCCTAAAGACAAGAAGATGACGCGAAAGTACTTCAAGGATATTGAAACCCAAAAGGATTTAATCCTATCTAATATGGGTAAAGCTATTATGCTAGATTTGGTTCTATTCAATGCCCGTGAATACTTAGAAGAGGAAGAATTCTTTTTCAGCTATCAATATGACTTTAGAGGCAGGGTTTATCCAATCCAACAGCACCTACAGCCACAAGGGGGGTCAGAAGTTAAGGCGCTGTTGGAATTTAAAAAGGGCTACAAGATTGAAACACCAGAACAACTACGCTTATTTCTAATACATGGGGCTAATTGCTTTGGTTTCGACAAAGACCCATATGATATAAGAGTTAAAAAGATAAGGGAAAAGACGGATGAAATCAGAGAAATCGCTAACGACCCGATCAAAGGACAGCGGTATTGGAAAGGCGCTGACGATCCTTATCTTTACCTCGCTTGGTGCTTTGAGTATAGCGATTATCTTTCGGACAGTGTTAATTTTCGCTCACATATTCCGATAGCCCTTGACGCTACCTGTAGTGGTATCCAAATATACTCAGGATTACTTAGGGATGCTGATGGTGCCAAAGCTGTCAATGTAATTGGGAAGGATAGGAATGATATCTATGACCAAGTAGCTAAGAAAGTAAATGGCTACCTCTATGCTGGTGATTACCCAAAGACGCTATCTTATAAAACCTCTGATAAAATAAAACATGAGGTATCAACGCAAGCTATTGCTGATAGTATCAAGGGTAAGATCACTCGACAACTAACCAAACGTAATACAATGACCCAACCATACTCAGTCACTCGCTTTGGGATGTACGAACAACTTAAAATCGAACTATCTGATATGGAAAATGATAATAAGAGATTTTGGGTAGGTGAAACGTGGTTAGTAGCAAAGCTTCTTACAGAGCTCAACGACCGCGCTATAGCGGATGTAGTGAAAGGGGCTAGGGTAGGTCAGGAATACCTCAAAGAGGTCACACAGGACGTTGTGAGGGACGGTAAGTGGGTATTCTTTACCACACCTATTACAAACTTTCCTGTCCTACAGAAAATACACAATACAAAGCTTGAAAGGATAACCACACCAATCGGTAAACTGTCTATTAGGAAAGCAGTAACTGAGTTACATCAGATTAAAATGATTAATGGTATAGCACCAAATTTCATCCATAGTCTTGACGCAACTTTGCTTTCCCATACTGTAGCTAAATTAAAAGCAGATGGTTGTATTGACTTTCACCTAATACATGATAGCTATGGTGTTCCTATTACTTTTGTTGAGCATTTAAACAAACGAGTTCGTGAGGCATATATTGAATTATTTGAATGTGAGCCTCTAAAGAAGTTTATTAATCAAGTACATCCTAAATTCGAAAAACCTGTTGACAGTATAATGATTAATACGCTAAACCTAAATGAAGTTACTGAAAGTGAGTATATTTTTAGCTAACTTTAAAAGAAACGACATTCTAGTTGAACTCTCTTTAAGAATCTTAAAGATATTTTGACTATTACTACTAAGATAACTATAGTAGTTTATACTATAAGAACTTAAAGCTATTTAAAGGAGAAACAAATGGCTATGAAACCAACTAAACCTTTCGCAGTAAAAGGCATGAACGTAGTAACACCTAAAGGTAAGGCTATGTGGTGTAAGGTAGTAGAACCTGATCGTAAATACAATGCAGATGGTGAGTTTTCAACCTCATTGGTGTGTGATCCAAACGACCCTTCCGTTTTGGCTTTCTTGGATAAACTAGAGCAACTACGCGATGTGGCGCTTGCTGAAACCAAAGAGTCGATGGGAGCTAAAGGTGCTCAGTATCAACCAAGGGCTGTTAGCACACCTGAGTTTGACCAAGATGGCGCACCAACTGGTATGATTATCCTAAAGCTCAAGCTGAAAGATATCGACAAACGCTCAGAGACAGGCCAACAAGACCGTGTTGTGGTTGTAGACGCTAAGAAAGAGGTTGTGAACCCTGTGCCGCTAGTTGGTAATGGTTCGATCATTCGCTGTGCTGCCTACGCCAATCCCTACACGATGGCAAATACCAAAGAGGTAGGCATTAGTATGATTTGGACTAAAATGCAGATCATTGAGCTTGTTAGCTTTGGCAGCAACGATGATGGGTTCGAGGAAGAGGACGGATTTGAGTCCAACACTTCGCAATCCTACCATAACTTCAATGAAGAAACAGATTTCTAGTGGAGAAACAGGCATTTAGTGTGCCTATAAAGCTAGAGGTTGGGTTAGTAAAAAAGAAAACTTACTATCTCAACCTCAACGGCTATAGGAATTGGCAGTTTCAACTTAACAACCAGTTAAAGAAGCTGTTTAAAATTGAAGTAGCAGAGGTTATTAGAAAACTAAAGCCAGTAGTGGGGGTGTGTCGGGTGACGTATATAATTTATTACCCAACTAAACGAGCCTTCGATATTGATAATGTGGGAAGCGTAGTCACAAAGTTTACCCACGATGCTTTGGTTGAATTTAATATCCTTGAGGATGACAACTACCATTTCGTGAGCGAGATACGCTATGAGTTTGGTGGTGTTGATAAGGAAAACCCAAGATGTGATGTTATAATAGAGGTATTAAAAGATGAATGACGACAAGGATTATTGGCCATTTGATGCTGAAAGAGAGTTTATTGAGCTTCGAGCCTCTGAACTTATGTATGAGGATAGTACTATGTCATATGCAGATGCACTTAATCATGCGGAGTGGCAGTATAAATCGTTTTTAAGGCCAATTTTAGACGATAATGATGGATACGTTTATACTTTCTTAGATTCATATGATGACTGATGGGGAAAGCCAATTCCTACATCATGGCCCATGCGGTAGTTGTGGCAGCTCAGATGCTAATGCCAGCTACTCAAACGGAACCCATTTTTGCTTTGCCTGTAGTAAGTGGACAAAGGATGACGATGCGACACTTACCGTAACAACTAGGACAAGGGGCAATAGAATGGACTTACTAGCATACGAATATCAGGCACTAGCCAAGCGAAAGATACCTGATACTATTGCCAGACAGTATCGCTATGGTATTGGTCAGGATAAGTATGGAGTTATGTGCCACATTGCCAACTACTTCAATGCCGAAAAAGAAATTGTTGCACAAAAACTACGCTATCCCGACAAAACTTTTAAGTTTATTGGTGATACTAAGGATGCAACTCTATTCGGTCAACAGCTATGGGGTGGTACAGGTAAGAAGGTTATAATTACAGAGGGTGAACTTGATGCCTTATCAGTCGCAACAGCATTTGATGGAAAATATGCTGTTGTTAGCGTTAAAGGCGGTAGTAACTCAGCTAAGAAAGAGATAGCTCAACAACTAAAATGGCTAACAGGACACGAAGAAATTTATCTTTGGTTCGATAACGATGAAGCTGGTAGACAAGCAGTAGCAGAATGCGTAACCATTCTCCCTGCTGACAAGGTGCGTATTATACGTCACCCAGATCACAAAGATGCAAGTGATGTGTTGGTCTACAAAGGTAAAGCTGGTGTTATAACTGCGTATTACAATGCTGAGAAATACCAACCAGATGACATTGTTCGACCCTTAGACTTAATTGATTCAGTCGCAGAGCCTATCGAAATTGGCTTTCCGTATTGCTACAGCAAACTAACGAGTATGTTGTATGGCAGACGGTTTGGTGAGGTTGTTGTGGTTGGTGCTGGTGTAAGTGTAGGCAAGACAGACTTCGTTATGAGCCAGTTAGCTTTTGACTTAAAAGAGGGTTGGAAAGTTGCTACCTTTATGCTTGAGCAATCAACTAAAGAAACTCTACTACGGGCAGCTGGTAAGGTTGATGGTATCCACTACCACTTACCAAATGCTAACCCAGACAAAGATAAGCTAATTGCAACTGTCACAAGCTTTCAAGATAACTTGTTTATGTTTGATAATTTCGGCAGCAATGACTGGACTACTATAAGCGATAAAATACGATATATGTACCACAACTACGGATGTCGTATTGTTTACATTGATAACCTTACTGCACTAAATGCCCATGCTACAGATGAACGTAGGAACTTGGATGCACTGATGGCCGAAGTAGCTGGGATTGCAAAAGAGCTCGACATTTGGGTGCTGCTAGTATCACACTTGAACCCACCTAAATCTGGGCCAAGTCACGAAGCTGGTGGCACTACGGAGCAAGGGCAGTTTACAGGCTCTAGGGCTATCATGCGGTGGGCCTATGCGATGTTTGGTATCGAGCGTAACACTTTGCACGAAGACCCCATAGAACGCAACAAGGGGCTTATCAGGGTACTTAAGGATCGTTTCAGTGGGGCCGCTACGGGCAAGACAGTGGGCTTTCTATACGACAAAGACACTGGTATCGTCCACCAACTAGACGAAGATTTTGAAATAGAACAGACAGGGAGCAACGATGAAAGCGATTTTTGATATTGAAGCTAATGGTCTGTATTATGAAGTAAAAGAAATCCATTGTATTTCCATCAAGTTAGATGATGGTGATACAAAAGTATATACATCTAGGGATATTGTAGGTTCTGCTGGTACGCTACAACAGGGCCTTGATGTTCTAAGCGAAGCTGATGTTATCATTGGTCACAATGCTATCAACTACGATATCCCAGCTATTGAAAAAATATTTCCTAAGTGGACGTACAAAGCTTGCTTGGATACACTTCTAATGAGCCGACTAGCTTACCCAAATATGTTTATGGTAGACGCTAATCGTAAATCAATACCACCTAAGTTTAAAGGCGGTCATGGTCTAAAGGCTTGGGGTTATAGACTTCGTAAGCTGAAAGGTGAATATGAGGAACAGTGGGCTATACTAACACCTGAGATGGTTGAATACTGCCGACAAGACTCTGAGGTAACATACGCTCTATTTGAAAAATTAGAGAGCCGTAAAATACCTGATGAGGCTCTGTGGCTTGAGCATGAGTTTGCTCAGATCATTAATAGACAAGAGAAATACGGAGTTTGGTTTGATATTGAGAAGGCTCAGAAGCTACACATTGAACTTCTACAGGAAATTGACGAAGCAGAGACTGAACTATTCAAAGTATTTACACCACTAAAAACTTGGATGCCTAAAACCTACCCTAAAACAGCTACTAAAAAAGATGGTCAGAAAGCACAAGTCTTGATTAACCAAGAAAATCTAGGCTACCACTTCAATGAGGCTGGTGAATGGGGGCGTTATATTGATGTACTATTTAACCCCAGTAGTAGAAAACATATTATAAGATGGCTTAAGGAAGTTTATAATTGGAAGCCAACTGTGTTTACAGATAAAGGCGCAGCTAAGACAAACGATGAAATATTAGAAGAATTAGACTTTAAAGAGGGAAAGATTCTTTCTCATTACCACCTAGTTAAAAAACGAATTGGGCAGCTTGCAGAAGGCGATAACGCTTGGCTAAAGAAGGTAAAACAGGATAACCGAATTCATGGTCAAGTTAATACATTAGGTACAGTCACTAGGCGATCAACACATTCTAATCCTAATTTAGCCCAAGTACCTAGCAGTAGGGTTTACAAGGGACATGAATCTAGGCAACTATTTTCAACACCTAAAGGTAAAGTCTTAGTTGGTTGTGATGCGGATGGCCTAGAACTACGAATATTATCACACTATATGGCTAAATATGATGGTGGTATATATTCAAAGGCTGTTGATAGTGGTAGTAAGGAAAACGGAACAGATGTCCATACCGTAAATCAGAAAAATGCTGGTTTGCCTTCACGGGATATGGCTAAGACACTTATTTACGCCGTTCTTTACGGGGCTGGTAATGAAAAAGTCGGTAATATTATTAACGGCTCTGAGGTAGAGGGGAGAAAACTTAAGGAACGATTCTTCAAGAGTACACCAGCTATTAAAACACTTATTGACCAAGTAGCTTCTGTATATAAAAAGACTAAGACTCTCAAGGCGCTAGACGGAAATCCTTATTATATTAGGAGCTCTCATGGTGCTATAAACTCCTTGTTACAAGGGGCTGGGGCTCTGGTTATGAAATATTATTTAATTTTTCTTGACCGAAATCTAAAAGCTAAATACAAATCAGGTGAGCAGTATGAGTTTGTTCTCAATGTTCACGATGAGGTACAGATAGAATGTGACGAAGACATTGCTAAAGACGTAGCTGCTATAGCTGAGACTAGCTTTGACGATGTTACTAACCATTTAAAGTTTAGGATACCAATTAGAGGCACAGCTGCTATTGGAAAGTCTTGGGCCGAAACACACTAAGGGGATAATATGACACACTACGATTTAGAAGAATATGAACGCAATGTAATTAGCTGGTCACGCTCTCGCGGTATCTTAACAAACTCAACACCAAGCCAACAGTTTCTAAAACTTGTTAGTGAGATGGGGGAGCTTGCAGATAACATTGCAAAGGGCAGGGACATTAGAGATGATGTTGGTGACTGTCTGGTAGTGCTAACTAATATTGCTGCGCTAACACACACAAGTTTGAATGAATGTTTCGCGGTAGCTTGGGAAGACATTAAAGACCGCACAGGATACTTGAACGAACATGGCGTATTTATCAAAGACGCTGCTAACGATAACTCACAAATGAGTTTAAAATATGATTAAGCAAAACGATGGTGGACACTACACTATGAAACAAGTTGGTGGTGAGCATTACATTATGCCTATCCAGCCTATTGAATTTATAGTAAAAAATAATTTACCTTATCGTGAAGCTAATGTTATAAAATATGTATGTCGGCATAAAAATAAAAATGGAAAACAGGATATTGAGAAAGCTATTCACTATCTTGAAATGATCTTAGAGGAATACAATGCTTGATTTTGCAAAAGAATTATTAAATAAACACTACTGCCGACCTAACGAATCTATTGATGATGCTTTCAAACGTGCCTGTGATTGCTTTGCTACCGATGCGGCACACAGTCGCAGACTACAAGACTACCTACGCAAAGAATGGTTTATGTTTAGTTCACCAATTCTAAGCAATGCCCCAGCTGCGGGAGAGAAGCCCAAGGGGATGCCTATTAGCTGCTTCCTTACCTTCGTACCTGACAGCATCAAGGGGCTCTGTGACCACACTACAGAGGAGCGCTGGCTATCTGTTAAGGGTGGTGGCGTAGGAGGCCACTGGTCAGCTGTACGTTCAATGTCCGATAAAACACCGGGGGTTAACGGTTTCCTTCACACTGTTGATGCTGATATGGTTGCTTATCGTCAGGGCAAAACACGGCGCGGTAGCTATGCAGCTTACTTAGATATC